GCTTTTGCCGAGCGCGACGGATCGCCGTTTGTGCTTTGGCAGCGCGTCAACTTCGACACCATCTTCGAAAGTCTTCGCAAGGCGATGTCGAAATCAGAAAACGACCGGATGCGCGAAATCGCGCCGGTCATTCACAGCCACGCTTTCCGCAGGTCATTTGCGACCTGGGCTGCGGCCGAAGGTTTTTCGCCTTGGGTCATCGGAAAGATCACCGGAAACAGCGCCGAGCAGATTGAAAAAACTTACGCTGTTTTCCGTCCCGATCACGCTTTAGGGCTTGTAAACAAAGTGTGAACATTTGTAACGTGCCAACATCACCAATCACGGAGGATTAATAACGGTGACTGATAAAAATCTTGTCGACTTTCCCCGCCGCACTGACCACCGGCTCCACGCAATTGCGAACGCAGCGGATCTGGCAATCATGCACGAGGAACACGGGATTTTTGAAATTCATTTCCCTGACGTTACGCTCGACCAGCAGGCGATCATCGAAATCGCACAGGCACTGAGCCGGATGAAACTGCGCCAGGTGCAGGCAATTGACATCTTGGCCGACGAGCTTCTGGACAAAAACTCGTCCGAAATCGCGCACTAAATACAAAGCGCTACCGAAAATTCATAAAAAAGTTCGAGAAAACAGAAACTTACATGAGGTCGTTTGGGTAATTGTTAGACCTCATGGACTTTGGGCCTCGCTTCGGCGGGGTCTTTTTTTGGTCAGTGCGCCACGTCTGGGTCGTTCTCAACCGTGATTTTGCACACTTCACCGCCAATTCTCAGGCGGATTTCAAGGTTTAGGCCCATAACCGCTGCCGCCTCGACCATCTTGCCCACCGTCTCAGCTTGAATGATTTCGGGCGGCACGTCATCAAACTCGTCCGAAATCGGACCATCTTCAAAACCGTCCCAATCCGTCTTAATCGCCACAGATCAAATTCCTTACGCGGTTGTGCTGCACGATCTGCCGGATCGTCTCGGTCGTATCATTACGGCTCGCGGTGATCGGCTCGAAAACCACGCACGCCGCCGCCAGGCTCGGAGCGCTAATCTCGGAGGTTTCCCGACTCGCGCAGCTCGTCAACAAGCTCGCTGCGATCAGTGCTGACAGTTTGGCGGGCTTCCAGTGCATCGGCTGCGGCCTCTTGGTCAGTGTGTCGTTGCTGGGCTTGCGCGTGCCGTCTGCCCGCATCGAATGCGACTCCCGCATTGATGACGGTCTGCAGCAGCACGCGCAATAGGGTCAGGACGACGGTCATCCGATCTTGCGGTCTGCCGATACGCGGCCCCAGATCGCCATGCCCGCTGCGCCCACGCCGACGACGTTGATGATCCAGTCGACCACGGCGGCTTGAGCCTCCGGCGTTACTTCAGCCAAACCAAACTGCTGTGCTGCGCCGGCTGCGGCCATGACGATCACGCCCCAAATGGTGCGGCTGTAAAACCACGGCTTTGCGTTCATTTCTGACATTGTTCAAATTCCTTGCAGATAGTGAGAATGCGCCCAGCCGGATTGCCCGTCATCGGTTGAGACGAACACGTAGCCGGTGGACTGGATGGGCGGCTCGACGGTCAGGCCCGTATTCCAAGGCATCGTCTCGATGACCTCGGCGTTGATGCTGGGGCCGCGCCGCAGGTTCAGACCGCCGACGGTGGCGACGATCGCCCGGTCGCCGATTGGCATGTCTTCGGCTTTGTCTTCGACCTGTTGCGTCAGCGCGCGCAGCAGTGGGTCGAGCGTCGGCGAGGTGTCAACTTTGCGATCTGGCGCGATGTCGTGATGACTCAAAACGCCGTCCAGCCCATATTCCGCATCAAGGGCCAGGACCAGCTTTTCAAAGGCGCGAAGCTGCTGCGGCGTGTACGGACGATGCCAGGTGTCGCGGCCTTTGCGGTGGCCACGTTCGACCTCGCTTGCCGACCAAGACGACCCAAACCACGCGCGATAGGTGCCGTCAGTCGTGCGCGACAACTCGCCGGGATTATCGAAGGCGACGCCGATTGAACAGCGGTTCATTCCTTTGAGCCACGGCTTTGTCGGATGCTGCGAAACGCCGGCGTGGTAGGCTTGACGATCCAGCGGCACCATCTGCGTCATCGCGCCGTCGCGGCTGATGATGACGTGATAACTGGCCTTGCGCGAGCCGTTGGCGATGAAGTTGACGGTGCTGTCGGCGTCGCGTCCCGCCGTGTCGTGCGCAATGACGTAGAGGGGCAGGTCGCGGTTGATCTGACCGCCGTAGTGCGCGGCCTCGCGCCAGTAAGCGGAACAAACTTTGTGTCGGTTCAACATGACCATTATTCGCCGCCTCCGCCTCGAATTTGCATTGCCGCGCCAACCGCCAGCGCGCCCAGTATGGCGACGGTAATCATGCGCGTGACCGTTTGGCCGATGGTTCGCTTAGCGCCTCGCCACGCGCCTAGCAGCCCTTTCAAATCGTGAATGTCGGCAACAGTGTCAGGCGACGACGGATCCAGGCCAAGTGACCGCAGCGTTTCGGCGACTGTCTCGCGTGCCAGTTTTTTGATTTCGTCGTCGGTCATCGTTTTTACCTGTTTGTGCTTTGTATTTTTGCCTTTGACTGGGCGAGGGCGGTGTCGTCCGCGTTAGGTGAGGTTTTTTAGATTTTGTAGCGGATGATGACGACCCCAGAGCCGCCGTTGCCGCCAGCGGCGTTCAGTGTACCACCACCACCACCGGAGCCTGTGTTTGCAGTGCCATCAGAACCGGGGTTGGTGCCATTCAACACAGCACTGGCACCGCCGCCACCAGAGCCGCCTGACGTTGACGCGCCACCTGTTCCAGCACCGCCGCCGCCACCAGCTCTGGTGACGCTTGTGCCCGTGATTGATGAGGCCTTTCCGGCACCGCCGACACCGCCGACAGTTGAGCCGTTGGTTCCGGCAGCACCAGCACCACCGCCGCCACCCCCGCCGAAGGTAGCGCCGTTATATTTACCGTTACCGCCGTTGTAGCCTTGGCCGGAAGTCGCAGTACCGCCCGAGGGGTCGGCTGTGCTTGGGTTTAGGTAATCAGCGGCACCACCGCCAGAGCCACCAGCTCCTCCAGAGCCCACTGTGCGGCCCCCGCCATAACCGCCGCCATCGGCAGTCACAAGAGAGCCAATCGAGCTGTCCCCGCCGTTGGCCCCCCCATCATTTCCGCTTGAAGCACCAGCACCACCAGCGCCAACGGTGATAGTTTGATTGCCAACACTGAGGCTCGTCAGGGTTCCCTCAAGGTAGCCGCCTGCGCCGCCGCCGCCCGGACCACCTGATCCTCGGCCACCGCCGCCGCCACCGCCAATCACGAGGTATTCAACGTCGGTTAGCGGTGCTTGGACCGTGAAGGTGCCAGACGAGTTGAACGTGTGAACACGGTAGTTTTGGCCGCCCACGGTGATGTCGGTCTCGGTGCCGCCTGTAGCAACTACAGTACCCGCCAGAGAAGTGGTGACGCTCATCATCGCCGCTACGCTGCTCATGTCAGGTCACTCCCGGCGATAATGGCCGTGTCGTCACTCACCATTGTCACGGTCGCAAGCGTCCCGGCACCCACCGTTACACTGGTCTTGTTCGTCGCAATGTCGCCATCAAGGTAGGCGTAGGTGATCGTTCCGCGAGCAATGGTAGTAGTCCCGCTGCGGCTGAAAACCGTCACAATGTCGCCAGCCACAAGGTCACTCAGCGTCAGCGTTGCGGTTGCTGTCACGTCGTAAAGGGTTGCACCACCGTCCACGTTGACGCTGGACCCTTGTGCAATCCGGTCGGCACGCCTTACGTCCACCGTGTTGCCAGCGTCGGTGACGGTCGTCAGCGTGCCAAGTGCAACGTCGCCTTTTGTGATCGTGAGGTTGCCAGAGCTGGACCCAGTAAACGACCCGGTTCCAAGTACGAATTTATCTTCGCTTTCGTCCCAGCCGATGAAGGCGTTGTCCGCCGTGCCGCGCTCAATCACAATACCCGCGTCGTTGATGGGGGCCGTGGTCAGACCGTTTGACAGTTCGATGATGCTGTCACTCACCGCAAGGTTCGTGGTGTCGATGATGTTGTTCGTGCCGTTGACGGTCAAGTCGCCGGCCAAGATCAGGTCGTTAAACGCTACGTCGTCGGTTGTCGCTAGTGACTGGTTGATCGCGTCGAGCTTGGTTTTGTCGGCCGCAGCCATCAGGCCCGCCACGCTCGTGGTTGCGGCGGTGGTGTCTGCTAGTTTGTTCCAACTCCCACCGTGCGCAAAATACATCGCGCCGTCTGCATGGCTGTGCGCGATTGCGCCGTGGTAGGTCGTGGCGTTTGGGAATGCTGCTTGATTGGCGAAATAGAACGGGACGACCGAACCGCCAGACGTTGCGGTGATTGTGCCGGTCAGGTCAATGTTGCCGGTGCCGGTGATGTCGTTGCTGTTCAGGTCGAGGTTGCCGCCAAGCTGCGGGGTCGTGTCGTCCACAACGTCCGCAATGCCTGCGTCGGCGATCCAAGCGTAATCGGTGCCGTTGTAGCTGAGAATTTGGCCGCTGCTGGCGCTGCCGCGGTTCAGGTGCGCATCCACGGAGCTGTCCGTGTAGGCAGTCGTCTGCGCCACCCACGCGTAGTCGGTGCCGTTCCAAGAAAGCACGTAACCGCTCGTCGGGTTGGACTGGTTCAGGTGTGCGTCTACGGAGCTGTCAGTGTAGGCGGCGGTCTGCGCCACCCAAGCGTAGTCGGTGCCGTTCCAGCTCAAAACGTAACCGCTGGTCGGGTTGCTTTGATTGAGGTGCGTGTCGACGTCGCTGTCGGTGTAGCTGCTGCCGCCACTGTTAGCGACCCACGCATAGTCGGTGCCGTTCCAGCCAAGCACCTGCCCGCTGGTGGCGCTGCTGCGGTTCAAATGCAGATCGACGTCGTTGTCGCCGTAGCCGGTCGCGCCGCTGTACGTGACCCATGACAGTTGGCCGCTGCCGTTGGTTTGCAGTACTTGGTTTGCCGTGCCGTCTGCCTGCGGCCATGACTGACCGTCCAGCACGACGCTGCCGGTGGTGTCGGGCGTAATCGCGATATTGCCCGCACTGGTGCTGGTGATCGCGTTGCCGTTGACGTCCAGCGCACCGCCGAGCTGCGGCGTGGTGTCGGTGACAAGATCGCCGCCGGTTTGTGCCACCCAAGCGTAGTCGGTGCCGTTCCATGACAGCACTTGGTTCGTGGTCGCGGCGCTCGTGTTGAGGTTCGCGTTGACGTCGCTGTCGCCGTAGCTGCTGGCGGGCGTACCCCAGGCGTAATCAGTGCCGTTCCATTGCAGCGTTTGCCCGCTGGTCGCGCTGCCGGTGTTCAGGTGTGTATCGACGTCGCTGTCGCTGTACCCGGCAGCAGGTGTTCCCCAGGACAAGTTGCCCGCGCCGTCGGTTTGCAGCATTTGATTTGCTGTGCCGTCTGCGTTTGGCCACAGCAAGCCGTCGAGGCTGATTTTCGCGCCGCTGTACGGGTCCAACACAAGGTTGCCGGTCGTGCTGCTGATCGTGTTGCTGTTGACGTTGACGTTGTCGACTTGCAGGTCGGTGGCTGTGATCTTGCCGGCCTTGTCGACGCTGACCTTTGAGCTGCTGCCGACTTGTAGATCAAGCAGCTTGGAGTCTGCTGCCGATGCCGTGTCGGTCGCATTCATTTTGATCGACGTGAACGTCGTCGCCCCGTCGTTCCAGACATCCGTCATGTCATAAATGTTGGCCATTTTTCGGATCCTTAGAGTTTAAGCTGGTAGGCTTCGGGGGTTGAGATAATGCCGGTGCTGCGGAGCGCCGTGCCGGTGTGCGGGCTTAGGCCGATCTGTCTGCCCCACAGAGCGCGCCTCGATGCAAAATCAGGGATTTCAAAAGAGGTCTTGTAGTGAGTGCTGCTTACATCGCTAATCGCCGCGATCTGCTGGCTCGGCCCAACGTCAAAGTCGGCCGGAGCCTGAACGAGCGAACTCGTCGCGTCGAATTTGGTCGCGCCGTTCCAGGTGATTGTGGCCCAATTGTAAGCCGTCGACGCAGTGCCTTCGACCAAGTAGACAGAACCGCTGCTGTCTCGCGCGGAGCCAAACCACTTAGTCCCCGTCAAGTTTGCTGATCTTGGCGGGCGCGGCATGGTTGGCGAGCCGCCGAGTACGCTGGATAGCGAGTAATCTGCATTTACGTACTTACGCACGAACGTCATGCTATTGACGAGCCAAGGCGTGCTGAGCTGCCATTGATAAGTGTTGTTGTTGGCGTTGTCGGTGACGTACAGCATGGTCCCGTCTTGGCTGAATGTTATGTCTGAGAAGCCAAACGTCGACGGCACCCAGTTCGTTCCCGACGTGTAAGGCCCAGCCGTGTAGGTCGCAGACGATGCCAGCCCCGAAAAGTTCCAAGGCTGCGAAAGCGCGACTTGATAAATTTTTAGGTCACTGTCGGCCGGGTAATATGCCCAGTTGCCATCGCCGCTGACGCAGACGCGATCATACCCAGACAAAGCGATACCTGTCGGGCGTGTGACGGTCGTCCAAGTGCCAGTCGTGGACATGTCGAATGGCGTGGATAGCGTCGAGACGTAAAGATCGGTCCCGTTCAATTCCAGCATGACTTGCGAACCGTCAAGCGTGCTGCCGTTCGGCGCACCGGCCCACTGCACGCTGTAGCCACGCGTTGTCGTTTCCGGCGACGTTCCCACCAACCTAGCGTCGCTCATGCTGCCCTCTACGGTGATCGGTGCAGCCGGCCGCAAAACGCCGCTTGTGCGCAGCAGATTGTTGCCGCTGGTCTGGATCGGGTTTGCACCGATCAGTCCGCCGTAGTGCCAGCCTGCCGTCATGTTACTGATCCGTCAGCAGCTCGTAACTGCAAATCGCATCAAGCGCAGCCGCATGGCCGGCAGTAATCCGCAGGCTGTCACCTTCTTCGAGGTAAACCGGCTTATTGATGACGTCGAGCGTGGACTTGTTTGGCACGTCGATCGCAGTGACGACGCTGTAGTCTGTGCCGCTGCGGCGGAAGTCTACGGTGACGGTTGTGTCTGCGCCGTAGACGTTGCTGACTATGATTGCGTTGACCTTGTAGACGTCGTCGCTGCCCGCGCCGTTCGCAAGGATTTCAACCGCTGAGCTGTTACCGATTGCGTTTGCCACTGCGGTCTTGCCGGTGATCGTGAGAACGTTGACGATGTTAGGTGCTGTCATTTTCTAGGCTCCAAAAACGATGGACATGGCGATGGATTTGCCGACGGTGGTCACGCCAGTAAGCCCGGTCCCGTCGCCTGTCAGGTTGGTTGCGGCAAGCGTGCCGTTGACTGTCACGGCCGTGGTCGCGGCGGCGTTTGTGTTGCCAAGCGTGATCGCGTTGTCTGTGCCGACCTGGATGACTGTGACTTTGCCGTTTGTGGCGTCAAAGCCGTCGATCTTGAACGTCGTCGGCGTGGCTTGCGTACCCACCTCAAGGATCAAGTTGCCCTCGGCGTCGACAGTCGTCGTGCTGGTCGCGTTGCTGTGCTGGACCAGTGTCGGGTCAGTTGTGCCAAGCGTGATCTTGTCGGTGTTGTCGCTGATTTGCAGATCGGCGGTTTTGACAGCCGTCAACTTTGTGCCGGGCGCAGCGCTCGAAAACGCGTCGGCCAGCATTGCGGCCATAGCTCGGATCGCGTTGTTTACACCGCTTGGGGCCATGCCCTCGGCGACGCTGACGCCCTTGATGTCGGTGTTTTCGCTGTCGGTCGTGGACAGGTCAGGGATCGTGTTTCTTGGCATTTATTGGTCCTCGTTTAGCAGTGACCCAGCCGCCATACCGGCCAAAGGCGCGCTGTATTGAAGGCCACGGTTCAAGCCAGTTCCGGCGGCTTGTGCCATTTGCGGAATGTTGCGGTAAACGCCAGGACGGGACAGGCCGGCGAGAAGGCCAAGGCCAGCCAAGGTGCTGCCTGCGCCCAGCATTGTTTGCGTCTCAAGGTCTTGGTCCATGCCATAATCAGCGCCTATTGCCGTCGCGCCTGCCGCCAAAGGCCCGCCCTCCGTCAATAAGCGCACCACGGTGCTGTCGCGGGCCGTGCTGTATTCCAGATCCGAAAGCTCGTCTGCGGCCTGATCGGCGAGCTGCTGCAATGGCGCAGTGCCTCTTGCGACCTGGTCGCCCTCTTTCCTCATGAGCTGGCTGACCGCTGCCTGCAGTTGCTTTGGCGTGAAGCGTTCTGCGGTGCCTCGGCCCTCGGAAATCTTGCGCAAAACCTGCAGCTTTTTGTAAGCGAAATCCGCGCCGCGCAGACGGGCCGCAAAGTCGCCGCCAACCGCAGCGCCAGCCGCGTCCAGCATGTCTTGGCGGAAAGCGATCAAGGCGTCGCGAATATCAACGCTTTCGAGCTTAGTCAGCGGGTCGGGGTTTGATGCGCCTTTTTGATAAGTCGCGATCAGCTCGCGCAACAGCGAGTCAACTTCCTTAAACTTTTTGCCGCTGATCGGCTCCGCGCTGTTTGCCCGGTCGTCAATTGCCTTCAAGCGTTTATTGATCGCCTTCACAGCTTTTTTCGGCAGACCCTCAAGACCTTCGGACGCAAGATCAACCAAGCTGCCGCCGAGTTGGATGCTGTCAACCGAGCCTAAGATTTCGTCGTAAGCCTTGCCCACCTGCTCGGCGGCTTCGGTGTAGGCGTCACGGCCAGCCGAGATTTTCGTCGCCGCGCGGCCTGTGCCTTTTAAGACCTCGTTCACAACCGCCGTGTTGAACGCGTCGAGCGTTTCTTCGCGGCGCTTGCGGAATTCCCCACCGACAAACGGCACCTGTCGCGCAGCCATTTCGAGCGCCTTGCCGCTGTCACCCAAAGACGCGGGCGAAAGTGGAATTGCGTATTTCTTCGCAAGCTCAATCGCCTTTTCAGAAATGCGAGGCTGCGCAAATTCCGCGAAGCTGCCAAGGCCAGCCCCCAGCGCGCCGCCGACTGCTGCACCAGGCAGGCGCTGCATTGCGTCGCCTTCGCCGGTGTTGAAGCCGGCGACTGCCCCCTCTGCGCCGCCGACTGCTGCTGCGCGGCCGTAAGGGTTCGCCATGATCTTTTGCCCAAGCTCGCCGATCTTAGATGCCGCCGGGGCTTGCTTGCCCTTGGTCGCGCGCAATGCCAAAGCCGTCGGGATAACAGAACCGGCGACTTCTGCGCCTAAGAAGGCGAGCGGGCTGTTTTGTGCTGCTTGGCGTATATCGTCGCGGCGGCGCTCAATCGTGTTCGCGGCTGGCACGTTGCGAATGAAACTTTCCGCGCGGCCTAAGATTTCGTCAGACGCGCCGAGCGAAGCGCCTTGCGTCAGTCCGGCCAGAATGTCGCGCACTTTTGTTGACGATTTGCGCTGCCCTGTCTGCTGCACGCCGCCGACGTTTTTGATGTAATCGCGGACGGCGGCTTCGGCTTCTGCCTGACTGCCGACGTTAGCCTTTGGGACTTGATAAACGTCGCCGTTGACGATGACTCGGTAATTAGCCATTTACTGCCCTCCCGGCGCGATGACGCCATAAGGATTTGAGTAAGGTGACGGGATGCTAATTCCCGAGCTTGCCGGGTTTTGAACAAGATAATCGTAAGCGCCGCCAGATTGAGCGATGACCGCGTCGGTCAAGGTGATGATGCGCTGCAAGCGTTCCATGTTCGCTTGATCTTGGCCCCTGCCGCCCTTTGGCTTAATCAGGTTTATAATGCGCCTAACTTCAGAATCCTTAACGTCTTGGCCAGATACGAACGGCAGATACGCCGCGACGAATTGGTCGATGGCAGCATTGGCTTGGTTGACCTTGTCAGCCTGAGAGAACGCTAAGCCTCGCCCATAACCTTGCATGCCAGGGCGGATCGCATCGTCGCCTGTATATAGGTCAATAATTTGCTGGCCCGCTTGCTTCATCTGCAGGGCCGTCATTGCCGCCTGTTGCTGCTTGGCAGTAAACTTTTTGCCGTCTGGCCCAGCGGCGTCGGCGAAGACAGTGTCGTTAATCGCGTTTTTAAGCTGGTCAGCGTCAAGCGCCGCGAGCGTCTCGGGGTCTTGTCCGGTCACAGCAGCGGCGCGCTCGATCAGCGCAGCTTTTTGGCCCACAGCCGCGTCCTGCTCTTTTTGCGCCAACGCGACGTTTGCAATCGCGCCCATGTCGTCGCCCAGCAACCGCATCAGCTCCTGCGTTTCGGGGTCTTGCTTGCTGATAAACTCGTCAATCCGCTTTTCGCGGTCTTTCTTGTCCTCGCGATCTTGGAAGCCGTTGTAGGTCTGCAGGCCCAGCCGCATTGCGTCATCAATGTCAGAACCACCAAGCAGCGACAGCCCGAAGGCGATCAGACCAAGGCTCTCGGGGCTGAATTTCTTGCGCTCGCTTTTGGTCAGCGGCTTTGGCTCTTTAGGGCTGCTCGCGACTTTATCGACTGCTGCCGACGCCGTTTGCGCTACGGCTGCGGCCACGTCGGGATCGCCGAGCAAGCCAATTTTGCGCGCCTCGCGCATTGGGGCGTCATCGTAGTTCTGAGACGCTTTTGCTGGCGTAGGTTTCGGCGCGACCAAATCGGCGCTGACGTCATCGCCGCCAGTCGGGATCGCAGTTGCCAGCGGAGCGAACAGCGCCCCGGTCTTGGGCAGCATTTTCGGCACGGCTTTACCGGCCGCTGCAATCGCAGGGACGGATCTGCCAACTGCGCCGGGAAATATCGGGAAGTCGGTTTGCGTAGGGCGCGCGGCGTTTCGCGCAATATACGCGTCGCGGGCTTCGTCTTCGGTCATGTTGCCGCGAGCAACCGCGACCATGTCCCCGATGCTGCCCGCCAAACGGTGGCCTGAATTAATCATCGAGCCGGTCGCGCCGCCTAAAACAAAATCGTCAAAGCCGCGCGCTGCCGCCATCGCACCGCCGCCGATCATGGGCAGGATGCCGGAGTTTTGCGCGCGCTGCTGCAACGGCATTGATACAGGCTGAGCCGCCGGAGCGCCGCTGTAGCCTTCAACGCCCATCATTGCGCCAAGCAAAGCCTGCTGCTGCGCTGGGGCGAGCGAGCCAACGCGGTCGTTTAGGTTGAACCCAGCGCCCGCGATGAGGTCAGGATAAAAGCGGTTTGTGTTGTTTGGGTCGTTTTCCACGGGTATTAGCTCCCCCGTTTCTGGGTCGCGCTTGGGCTTTGGCGCATAGAATTCGATCATGTCGCCGATGCTCTTGTTTGCGTTTTCGCTTAGGACCATTTCGGCCATTGCCTTGCGGCCCGCCTCGACGGTCGGAAAAACGTAGTTGCCGCCGTGATCGACGGCGATTGCGCCGCGTCGCTGTGCGCCTGCAAGCGTGCCGGTCAGGTTGCCGGGGTTGTTGTTGCGGTCAGCGCGCGTGCCTCGCAGCGTTTGGACACTGCCATCGCTCATGCGGGCGCGCGTGTAGCCGTCGCCGCTGTTGAGGTACTCAACGATCTCCGGCGGCATCAGCGGCGTCGTGTTGATCGGTGCCGGAGCGGCAAGCATGTTCAGCGTTGGCGCGGTGAAAATATCCATCTTTACAGCCCAAACAGATTAAACGCTTTAGCGCCGCCAAGCAGCGTCGCGCCCGCGCCCAGCGCCGTGTTGAACATGCCTTGGTCGCCGTAGCTGGATTGGCCGATGTATGGCTCACCAAGCTGGCTGGCCATGACCATGTTGTTGTAGCGCTGCTGTTGCGCCTGGTTGAGCATTTGCTGGTATTGCAGAAGCGCGTTGTTTTGCGCCTGCTGCTGTGCTTGCTGCTGCGCGCCGATCTGAGCCAGAAGGCCCATGTTCGCCATGTCCATCTGCTGCATGGTCGGGGCGAGCATTGCTTGCTGCTGCGAAGCCGCCGTCAGTCGCCCAGCCAGGTTGGCGTCTCGGGCGGCATCGGCAGCATCAAACTGTGCGGCGGACTGTGCAAGATTGGCGTCACGGCCGATCGCAGCGTTTTGCATCTGCGCGGCAAACTGATTAGCCGCCATATCCCGCGCCAAGTCTTGCGCGCTGTAGTTCGCGATCTGACCTTGCAACGCCGCGTCACGGGCAAGACCGGACTCGTTAAAGGACGCCATTTGACCGGCAATGCTCGCATCGCGCGCCATGCCCTGTTGCGCAAGGTTCGCGAGCAGTCCTTGGCCTTGCAACTGTCGGCCGAAGTTGGTCGCTTGGATCGCTGCGCGGCGGTCTGCGATGCCAATGTCTGCGGCGCGATCTGCCTCAAACGCCTGACCCAGCAGGCCGGCGGCTTGGAGCTGTCGAGCCGCGTCGGCGTTGGCTTGTGCTTGCAGGATAGGGGCCGAAGCGTTTGTCACGCCACGAGCGGCCGCGTCGGCGAAGGCCGTTGACCCAAGCCGCCCGCTGTTGGCGTAAAGGCTGCTGACGTTTTGTAGCGCGCGGTCGGTCGCGTCTCCAATTTGCGTCTGCAAGTAGGGTGTGACTTCGCGCGTGGTGAAATCGCCGTAAATGTCACGTGCGACGTTTTGTTGGCCCATCAGCCCGCCGAGTTCGTCGGTGCTGACCGCTTGAGCCGCAGCGCCTTCTAGGCCGGTCGTGTCAATGCGCTGGCCCATGATGTTGCCGAGCGCGCTTGTGTCGGCGCGTTCGCCCAGCATGCCGCGCAGGCCGCTTGTATCGACCCGGCGACCAACCATCCCCAAAACGCCGCTCAGATCCGCGCGGTCGCCGATCAGGTCGGTCACGCGGCTCGTGTCAACGGTGCGGCCGAGCTGGTCTCGGATTGGCGAAACGTCGATTGTCGGCGCTTGGCGGTTCATGGCGCTGCGCGCGTAGTCGCGAGCCGTGCTGAAAAATTCTTTTTGGTCCTGACTGAAGGGCGCGACGGTTGGCCGAATGGGCTGAAACGGCACGTTCCGCGCGAGGTTCATTGTGGCTCGCGTCTGGTTCTGCACAAACGCCGGCGCTTCCCGCGTTACGCCGCTGGTCTTCTCTGTGCTGAACAGGCCGCCGAATGGCTGGAACGCGCCCGTGCGTTTGTTTCTAAATGACATTTACAGGTCTCGGTAATAGGCTTGATATGCAGTCCGCCAACCATCGTTTTTGAGGATCCGACCCCAAGCAGCGCGCCCATACCCCTCAAGGTGGTCGCAGCCGATTGACCGTGCATATTCTGTGATTTTGGAGAGCGCCATCCTGTGCCAGCGACTTAGCTCCGAGCCACCGACAAGATCGACGGCGAGAGCGCTTTTCGCGGGGTAGGCAATGAAGCGTGTTGTGAACGCTGCGGTGATTTTACCGATTTTCGGCTGAGATACAAGCCACACCAACATTTCGCCGGTAAGTGCGGCCTCGGCAACGTCATCAAGGCTTAGCAAGCCCTCGCTTTGATCGACGGCAGCGCTTAGGTGCGGCGCGACGTGTTCCCACACTGCGGGCAGCAGATCGGGCCTGATCGGCATGATTTCGAATTGTTCGGCACGGCGGCGAGAGCGCGAACGCGGCGTCTTTGGGTTTTTCCTAGACATGGCACCTCGGAAGCCGGGCGGCTAACCCAAGACAACATAGGTCAGCGTGCCGGCGCTTGCTGCGGGAGAAAAAGAAACGACAAACTGGCCGTCGCTGATCGTGACGGTCGCATTTGCAGCGTCAGAATTATTCGGGACAATCAAGACGGCAGAGTTTTCAGATACTTGGCTGTCGGTAACTGTCAGGCTGGTTTGGCTTGCAGAGATTGCCGCCGTTCGGACGCAGGCCAATTTGCCGTCTAATGCCTGGTTGACGGCCGTGGCAACCTCGCGCGGCTGACCGCCTTGTGGTGGCAGTTTGTTGGCCTGTAACGTCATCGGCGACCCTGCGGTGTCGCGTCGTAACTGAAGCCGTGCGCTTGGGTCCAGTTGCCGGAGGCCGTAAATTTCAAAGCAAAGTAGCGGCCGGATTTTCGCAGCGGCACCTTGTTGCTGTCATTGAGCGTAGAGAACGGGCCGAAGATTTGGCTATCGACCTGGCGGGTTCGGCCGCTGACTGCGCAAGAAACCACCGGACCTGCGCCATCAATGTGCGGGTAGACGCCGCGCACAAGCGTGTATCGGTTTTCTATGGCTTCCTGCTCGCCGGTCTGGATCGTCAGATCCAAGGCATTGCCGGACAGAGTAGAAAGAACCGTGCCATCGTCCGTTGTTTGGGACAGCGCAAGGATTGACGCGCCGCCCTGATAAGCCGCGCTGTCAAATGACACGGTCAGGCTGTCTATGCCCTCGGCTGCGCGCAGGAAAATGGTCGCCCCAGATCGGTCAAGGATCGTTGCGCCCGCGCGCGTGCGGATGTCGGCAGGCTCAAGCAGTTCGTCCAGACTTTCCAAGCTGCGGCCGGGCAGACGCAAGGTGCCGATTGTCGTGTGAGCAATGCGGGCTAGGCCCCAGCGGTCGAGAACGTAATCGTAAACGATCAAGCTGTCGTTTTCGCTGGCGCTTGATTGCGACGCGTATGACCAGACCACCAGACTGCGCACCGGATCAATGACGCAAGAAATTTCAGAGGCGCGCTCGCGGTTGAAGTCGCGGAAAAAGAAATCGTTGACGCGCTGCGCGCCGATGTTTTGCACGGTCCCGCCAGCATAACGCTGGAACCCGTCTTCGGACAGGAAGTAGACCTCGTCGGCAGATCGTGACGCCACGCTGCCAGGGAAGTCGCAGCCTTGGTTGCTGACCTTATCAAAAGTAAAGACCAAAGGCGCGCCGACGTAGGACATCCGATGCACGCCCTCGCGGGTCAAAATTGTGCCTGTCTCGCCCCCAGCCAATCCGGTGATCTCGGTAGCGTCGCCGATGATCTGGCTGTCTGACTGGTTCGTCCCAATGGACCAACTGCCGCCATCATCAATCGCGGACCATCTGACTTCGGCTTGGCTGTTTGCCGTGTTTGCGCAGACAACAAACCGCCCGACAACGCAAAGGTGCGTCGGATTTGGCGCGCCTGAGACTGCCGCCGGGGCGGTGGTGCCATCGCTGTTGAAACGCTGCAGAACGACCGACGTGCCGCCAGCGGCGTAGATGTGACGCGTGCCGCCCGTGGTGGCGAATTCGACAAATTGCCAACGCGGGATCGACGTGTAGGTCGGGTCGCTGGTCGTAAACTGAGAAAACTTATTTTGCAGCGTGTCGTATTTCAGCAGCCGGGTCGAGGTGCCGATGTACGTGCGCACGTCTATGCTGCTGGCGGCAACCTCAAGCGTCGAGTAAACGCCAACGATTTCGGGGATCGGCGTCTCTGCCGCTGGGTTGCCCACGACTTGCTGCGGCGAGGTCGTTGCTGTTGCATTTGGCACCGCAGAGAACCCACGCGCGGCTGGGAAGCCATTCAGCAATACCTGAACGCCAGGATTGTTGAGCGAAGGCTGATCGGGTAGCCACGGGCCAAAATCAAACGGCATGGTCAGTAAGCCCTCGTTGGTGTGGACCGGCGGACTTGCAGGTCGTTACCAAAGCGCTGCTTGTCGCTGTCGCGGTCAATCTCGGCAAGGCAGCGGGTGAATTGCGCGTCGTGATAAATTGACCGCTGCTCGTCCTGCAGGAAGTCGAAGGCCTGTTTCAGCGACCCATGCAGATAGGCGTCGCCGTGACGGGTCAGCATGGTGTTGGTCGGCGCTGCGTCTGAAAGTGCAGCGACGCCGCCGTTGTAGGTAATCTCCAATGTGATTGCCGCGCTGGGCGTTGCCATGAGCTTTATTTGATTGGCGACAACCGTATAAAACTCCGTCTTTGTCTGGTTGGCGTCTTGGTCGCGCGTGTTCCACTGGCTCGGCGTGACGTACTCCAAAACCGTGCGGTCGTTGTCTGCGTCTATCATCGCCACTTCGCGGATGCTGCGGAGGTCTGTCGGCAGGTCAGCAGTTGAGGCGTTGGCCGAAACAGCAATTTGCGCAGTAGCTTCCAGCAAGGCGATTTGAAGCTCGCGGCTCATGCGTTGCTCCGCAAGGCTGACAAAAGTCGGGATCTGCGTGGTCAGATCGTCTCGTGCCAAAAAGTCAGCGATGAAGGCTTTTAGCTCGGTGTAGTTATCCATCAAACCGCGCCCTCACTCGTTCGGAAAAACCGATTGTCGTAATCGTTCAGCCACGCTTTCCAGAAACGCGGGTTATCGCGCGGCGTGCCGTGCTTTTTGACCAAGTCCCAATAAAGCGCCTGCGGGATGTCCGCGACGTGCTTCATATGACGCTGCGTGTTGCCGATCATTGATTGCTGTTCG